AAAAATGGCCAGAAATCACACTTCCTGCAGTTCCTAATAAACACTTCAAATTTTACGTGGCGTTTAGAACAAAAAGAGCTTCCAATCCCTGAGGATGAGCTTGACGAAAATAACACACATCTCATTTCTAAACTTGCTGCTATTGGCTATATGCTTATGTCTGCAAAAGACAGATCTGTCTCCAGGGCAGTTGTAGCTATGGATGGCCGTCAGTCCGAAGTAGGTACTTCAAATGGTCGTTCCGGGAAGTCTATTCTAGGTGAATTATTCAAGCAGGTTTTACCCACTGTTAGTATAAACGGAAAGCATAAGGACTTTGATAAGGATCCTTTTATTTGGGATGAAGTAACTGTAAAGACAAAAATAGTCTTCATCGATGACGTTAGAACAAACTTTAATTTTGAATTTCTGTTTGCCAACATAACTGGCGACTGGTCAATTAACTACAAAGGTGAACGTCGTGCAACTCTTTCGTTCTACGATTCACCAAAAATATACATAACAACAAACCACGCTTTAAATGGTGAAGGTGGATCATTCAACGATAGACAATGGAAAATAGCCTTTTCAGACTACTATAACGATACTCATAAGCCGGTTGACGATTTCGGTACCCTCTTTTTTGATGAATGGGATTTTGAACAATGGAACCTTATGTGGAATCTTCTTGCAGAATGTGTGCAGATCTACTTGCGTTTTGGCGTAATTGAATCTCCATCTCAGAGAATTGAACAGCGCAAGCTTCGCCAGTCTATGGGTGAAGATTTCATCTCCTGGGCAGATGAATATTTTTCAGATGATGAACGCCGAAACGTAAGACTTAAGAGAAGAGAGGTCTATGATGATTATCTGGAATATGCTCCGGATCAGCGGAGATATACAACAGCTTCTCGCTTCAAGTCGCTTATACGCTATTACTGCCAATGGAAGGAATATCTTTTCAATCCTCACAAATATGATCCCGCAACAGGTCTCTGTCAATTCTTTGATAAAGATGGCCGTCCGGATGACTCAGATAAGTCAGGAGGTGTTGAGTATATAATGCTTGGAGATAAGGAAAAATGGAGCGATCTAAACGTCACGCCGGAATCAAGTGAAGAGAGACCATCAGACCTGCCATTTTAAAATAATAAGAGTATTAACTACAAAATAACTATTAACATGATTATCAAATTCAACAAAAAAAAACAGGAGCAATTCAACAAGATGTATGATACACTGAAGCATATATCACAGGAGTACTATCAGGTTGCAGCACTAAGAGCTGCAGCTGAAGTTCGCTATAATATCAGACCGGATGATGCAGTTGATCAGGCTTACGAAAATATGAGAAATGATGCGAAAAAAGCGATATCAGGCGTAAAGCCTTTTCGAAGTAAACAATAACTTTTTTTCTTAATTAAATTCAGGCAGCTCCGGCTGTGAAGCTAGAGCTGTCTTTTTTTAAGAACTAATTATTAACTAACTAAATTATGTATGACGAAATGAAACAAGTAATAGTAATTGCAAAGTATAGGGGCTCAATTCCAGAGGATATGACAGTCTCGCAAATAGAGAAGCTTTGTGAGAAAAAGATAAGAGAGAATATTTACACGTTTAAGGTCGAAGTTGAAGATTACGATGATAAGACTAACAATAAACCGCTTTTTGAGTTTGGTGGTGTCATGGTAGGTGTCGATCATTATGAAATTAGAATCGGTACAGACGAAAAGCATGAAAATATGAATTATAAATCATCAGACAATGATTAAAATAACCCTCATAAACTCCGGACAATCATTTCAGCAATTCATTTGTGACGATACAGGTAAGATAATAGATGTTCAACCTAAACAGGATACTCCATCTATATGGATTGGCTCACTGATACCGGTTAATGATCCAGATCTCATGCAAGAAGGCAAATACTGCCCTATAAAAAAGGCATATAGTTCAAGCTATGGTTATTTAAGACATGTAATTCAAGAAATAAAATACATATGAAAAAAATAGTACAACTTAGCGAATATGAATATGATAAATTAATAGCCAGCTCAAATCTTAATGAAGAAAAAATAAAGGAGTTGGCTATTAAGAGAATCAATGATGAAGAAAGACTGCCAATAGAATTAATTATAGATATTCCAAATGATTTTAAAAGAGAGTTTAAATTCACAGTAAGAGGTTATTCATCACCCACAAAAGCAACCTGGATGGAATATGACGAAAAAAGGCAGGTAATAGAGTATATTGAGGAAAGAATGAGGACGTGGATGTATAATAGATTTGATTTCATACCCAATAGACTGACATTCCTTCAAGAACGTATAAATGCATATGATAAAGCAAGGTTATGGTTTATAGGATTGACTGTTTCTGGATGGGGAATTGCTATAGTGATAACGTTAATAACTTTATTGAAATAACAACAATTATGGAAATGCCAGTACCCTGTTCAGATTGCCAAAAATGGATTGACTTGGATGAAACACGAACATCACCTTATGATAAAAAGCTAAAATGTCAGGAATGTTATCAAAAAGACTATAATGCATATGAAATATATCGAGAAGCTTATGACATTCAGTATGATCTTGACTGCTATGCTGAACATATGAAGGGAGATAGACGTGGTTGGAAAAAGAACCTCAAAGTACTTAAGAATAAGCTCAATGAACTGGGCTATGATTACGAGGAATTTACATTTAATTTCTAAAAATAAAACAACATGGACGAAACAATTATTTCAAGAATAGAAGAACTAGCAATCTTGCAGAAAGATTTACAGAATGTGTGCATTAAAATCGATAATCCGGGCAATGTAATACCAGCAACATATAATTCTTCCCTAAAGCGGATAGTAAATCACATTGAGCTGCAGAGACAGCAAATCCAAGAATTAAAAGAAGAAATCACTAAACTGGGTTATACAGTTCATGAATATGACGCGTCTGGTAAAGTGAATGGGATAAAATAACATTGAAATCAAACGCATTATGAAGCAAAATAAAATCATAGTAGCAGTCCATCCGGACGCTCAGGAGCGTCGCAGAATTATCCAGGGTATTATGATACGGCTGGGCTTTGCTTTAACTCAGAATGACGCAGGAAAGTTTATCAAGCCATTGGTTCATGACTTCGACCTGCAACAATGCTATTTCGTATGTGCCGAGCTTCACAACTTCAGCGAAAGTCCGATCACCAATCAGCGACTATATGAACTTGCCGCCCGTGGACTGGCGGTAGTTGTGGGAACAAAGCGTTTACCGGTTCAATACGAGATTATCTGTCAAGCAGTTTATGATTGATCTCTGCATTTATGACAGTTCTCTTCAGCCTCACGCTGTCAAGCGTGGGGCTGTTTTGTCTTATGAGTGCCAAAGGCTCGAATACCTTTGATATACTTCTCTTCGTTCGATTTTCCCCTTGCACCCCAATTTCATGCTTGTCAGAAAATGGAACAATTGTACACATGAAAAATTCAGGCTCCCCGGGAAAGGCGCAAAAACCAACTGCAAACAAACAGCCACAGTGACATATAATATATTATTTATTTATTATTATATTTTTAGAAATAGACTTATTAAAAAAGTAAGAAAAAAATCGTACAATCGTGCAATCTGAAAATTTAAACAGATAAGTAGTTTATTATCATAATTATATGAGTGCACGAATTTTGCACGAATCTGCACGATTTGTACTTTCTGCACGAAAAACACGATTAGTACGTAAAAGTACACATTAGTACAAAATAGTACGGAATTATTAAGTCTCTAAAACACTGTATATCAGTGGCAAAGCGAAAATGTTTAAAATAAACGCACGAATGCACGAATTTAAACTAATGTTTTACGCAGGTCACCCTGTCAAACTCATTTGGGCAATGAAAATATATCAGTAAACATTTGTATATTTCATGAATATTCACTAATTTAATACTATTAACGGTTTAGTATACACGTGTTTAAAAATATGGTTACAACAAAAATCAACATTAAACCGCACTTGGCAGAATATGTCAAGGGCCGACTTGTCGGATGCAAGGATAAACCGGTTCAGTTTCCGGCTGGATCAGATATCTATATTGTAATTTGGGATCTAATGTCAAAACGACCTGCAGATGCACCTCCAATTGACAGAGGAAATTTGGAGATCATTCTTCCGTCCCGCTCAATTGGTAAACGCCCTGAATATTATAACTATCTTTCCAAACGTTCACAAACTATAATCGAAAAGAAGATCGAAGAGATAATGTTCGAGGAGCTTCATCACCGTCTTCGGTTTAACAAACGAAAGGGAATTACGTATATTGATTCCATTCATTGGTTCATGTGTGAATATGCAATTAACTCGATTTCCGAGGATGCTTATAAGAAAGAATTCTACAGATTACGAAGAAATGAGTTTAATCGACGTAAAAAAGATAAAAAATACTGCGATCAAACGACGTGATTTGTCCCTTTTACAGTCAAATTGATGTCAAAATGATGCAAACTATTTACCACATCCACAATATCAACTACTTACAACACTGAAAATCATGTACACAACAGACAGAATGGGCGGTTTCATATCAGCCCGAATAATCGAAACAAAAAACATTGAATCTTTTGCTGTTATCTCTGATAAGGTTGAAATAACTCTTAAACCGGGTATGTCATTTTTTGATATAGATGTAAAAAAGTATGGAATATCTCCGATAGTTTCTGTTTCTAAGGAAAAAATGGGACATATTTATGAAATAAATCTATCTATTTCTTCAAAAAACAGAACAGGTCTAAAACTAAAACCTTTCAATAAAATGATTGCAATATGTAAAAACTCACTGGGTGAAGAGATTGTTTTTGGTATTCCAAGTTTTCCACTAACAGGTGCTACCTCTCCGATAATGTCGGATCGCCCGGAAGGTGAAGTAGGTGAGATAATATCACTCACCGGTCGACAGCCTTATTATCCTTACCTATTGCGCCAGTAAATAGTTGTAATTTATATAATTAAACACACGTTCAGTATAAGATATTATACAGCAGTAGTATAATCTCCGTCCCTTAATTCACCCATTAATATCGGTAATATTGTCAGAAAATTACTGGTAATGCTACACAAACACGGAATTCTCTCAAATATCTGGTTAATTAATGCATCACATGCATCTAATTATTTACCTCTTATCACCTCATATCTTAAAGGTGAGTTGAAAGAAAAAGAAAATAATCAGCACGATTATTTACGCTTTGCAGAAAAAAACCTCTCCGGGTACCATGTTTCTGAATTCGGCAATGCTACACCACCGGAAGAAGCTCATGAAGATTCAATTGCAATTATTGATTTTACCAATGCTATAACAAAATATGATTCTTGGTGTGATGCAGGAATGCTAACAAAATCAGATCTGCTTCAAAGATGTTTCGACAATGACAATATTAAAGGCATCATTTTCAATATCGACTCAGGTGGTGGTGAAGGTGCAGCAATGCGTCATATATCTGAAACTATAGCACAGAGAAATAAACCCATTATTTCATACGTATCCGACTTTGCATGTTCTGCTGCTTATGGAATAGCTTCCTGCACAGATCTTATCGTTGCAAATTCAGAACTGGCTACTGTAGGATCTATAGGTACATATGTCAGTGTAGCTGATTATACCGAATATTTCAAAAAGATGGGTATTAACCTTATTGAGGTTTATGCAAGCGACTCAACTGAAAAAAACATGGAGGTTCGCGAAGCTGTAAAAGGTAATACTAAACCTCTTCTTGAATTGGCCAACCGGTACAATGAACACTTTCTCTCGATGATAGAAGAGAATAGAAAAGAGCATCTTAAAGCTGATCGCTCGAAATGGGGTACCGGTAAAACATTCTTTGCTTCTGATGCCCTGGAAATAGGGCTAATTGATAAAATCGACTCATTTTCTAACATCTTAAATTACTTTGTATGAAATTTTTAACTGACCAGCAGTATAATGAACTGAAAGAAAAGTCTGATGCTTATTCTCAGATCGTAACTGCCATTATTGGAAATTCTGAGGGTGTCGAAGCAAAAGACATTACTGCAGAACATATTATCGAGGCCCTACAGACTGAAGGTAAAGATGCCAAAACCGTTGATTTGCAGCCGCAACTCGACCAGGCAAATGCACGTATCACCGAACTTGAAGGTGAACTGGAAACTTCAAACAGTAAAGTTGCAGAGCTTGAAGAAGAGCTTGACGCAAAACCTGCTGAAGAATCTGCAAAAATTACCTCTAAGGGAGAAACAACCGGAGAGAAGAAAGATCTTATTGATTTTGCCAAGGAAAATCAAAAGAATCCGTTTGCCGTAATTGAACAGGCTAAAAAAGAAGGACTTATTTAAACCAAAACAAATACTTAACTATGGCTACAATTAATTTAGAAGGCTTAACATCAGTTGCTAAAAGGTATGATCCTATTCTCAGGATGTTGCCTTTCAATACGCTCAATGATATGGCCCTACGCATGAGATTGAACATCATAGATGTTCCTTCAGGTGAACATATACTGAAGAACATGCGCCGTGATGCAGGAATTCTTGCTCCTTATTCTGTAGGTCTTACCTTAGATCAACAAAAAGAAATGATCAAGTTTATGGAGGCTTCACTTAAGCCCGAAATCGTGTTTGCACATGTTCCTGATAATGTGACAAACTATGAAGAAATGGACGTATTGTCAAGTCAGGGTAATCCTGTTGACAATAAGTCCAAGAAACACCCAATTGAAGCAACTCTGCTTGCTGCAATTGTGAAATCATTCTCTGAGGATGTTGCTTTTAACATCTTTCATGCTCAGCGAGACACAGCTGTTCTCACACCTGCAACTGCATTCAACGGTGTGAACTACAAGTTGAGTCTATTGAAGACCACTTCACAAATTACCGTGGAAACCAAAAACCTTGTAGCATCAGGTAAATTTGGTGTGGTTCCTGCTGAAGGAAATCCGCGAGATGATTATCAGGCTTTGGTAGATTGGCTGCGTCAAGCTAGCTGGTACCTGAGACGCAAAGAGGTTCTCCTCTATGCTTCTGAAACTGTTATGAATCCTGTTCGTGCATCCTACAAAGAGCGAGTAAAAGCTCACGAGGATCCAACATTAGAGCAAACCGTTAAACTTCTCCGTGATGATGCTAACATGCCACGTTTGCAGATCATTTCGGAACCTGAATATGGAATCGGCTCTCAACTGATGCTTGTTATACCTGGACTGATCGATATCGGTACCAGAGACAAAAATGACAAGCAGTTCGTCCAGGTGCGCAATGTAAAGGATGATCCAAATGAAGTTCAATTCTGGGTACAATCGGCATACGATACCAGAATTCGTGACATCCATCCGAAGGTGTTCATGGTCAATGAAGAAATCAACACAGTCAACGATCTGTCTGGTGATTATTAATAGTGATTATAAGGATTAGCGGATAAACTCCGCTATTCCTTAAAATGTATCACTTTAAAAAAAGATAAATTCATTTTCAAATAAAAATACTACAAAATGAAAAATGTATTTCAAAAAATATTGGGGATAATGGTTTTATCCATAATTTCCATAGTGATAGCCCAAATTGATATGGGCTCAGGTATCGCTCTTGCCTTTGCTCTGCCCGTAGGGTTCGCAGGACCACTTAAATGGAACTGTGGATCTGAAAATATGGGTGGATATAAAAATAGGGTAGCGTTTATACCGGATTGTGCTGTTACAGCTGTGCCAACATTACCGGATAAAGATACGGTCGTCGATGCTGGTGATCTTGTAACGGCAGCCGGTGCTTTTGTATTTAAAGATGGAGATTCACCTCAATTCATCTATGCAACCAAAGGAACTGTCAATTATAATGCAGAACCTCAGGGTGAAATTGATGGTCAGTCATTCGTTCAAACCTTAGAATTTGGACACCCGGGTTCTGCAGCTGAAGTAGGCGCTTTTGCCCGGTTAGTTAATAACACTCCAGGTTATGTGATTTACGAAGGTCACGACGGTCAACAGTATATGGTGGGACAAAAAGGTTATCCTGCTAATATAAGTCCTGCATTTGCAGGTGGTGCCGCTGCAGCCGATCGTAAAGCTCATACTTTCACGGCTGAAGCTGATAGCTTCTGTCCGTATATTTTATTGGGTACACCAATAGATTTTGATGAATTGGAGAATCCGGTAGTGGTTCCTTGATAGCTCTTTTTTCTCTTGTTTGATTTGTCATGTTGATAGGGAGTGGTGCATGATTACTGCCCACTCCCTTTTTTAAAATTAAAGACTTCAATTATGCTAAAAAAAATACAAAACTGGATGGCCAATCCCAAGCGTGAATATGCTGAAGGATTAAAGTTTTTCAATGATCTGGCCAATAAAGAACAAAAGGCATCTTTCGGTAAATATCTGAATGATGTTGATCAAAAGGAAATTGCTCAATTCGATCCGGCAGGTCGATTCTCAATCCTGATAAACCAGGTGAGATTTATTGAGCGTAGGATTAAAGCTTCACCTGATCAGTTAAAGCTTGCCCAAAGTGCTAAAGTGAAATCTATTAATACTGAAACACCATCTGGTGATTCAGGTAAAGGAAAAGATGATACAGCACCAACAGGTTCAGAGTCAAAAATAACTGATCTTAGTCAGTTGCCTGAAGAGTTTGCTCCGGATGTTGCTAGACTTAAAGAGATTGTGCCTTTAATGGCAAAAATCCATGCTGATATGGCTAATGAACTTGCTGATGATGTTCGAGCTAATCTTCGCACTCAATTAGTTGATTTGGATGATGAGCGTCGAGCTATCTGGGATCGCATCAATAAGTTCATGGCTGAAGGTGAAAAGGAATCTATTGAAAAGTCTGAGTCTGAACAAGCTGTCGAAAAAAACATGTTTGAATTTGGAAAAGCAGTTGCTGAAGATATTTCGAAACTCAAAGGTTATGTAACCAGAAATACAAATCTGGTAAAAAAATATACCGAAGAAGGGAAAGCAGATAAAGCTGCAGATACACAGCAACGTGTTGATGAATATGCAAAACAACTTGCAGAACTCGAAGCTCTATTCTCAAAAGAGTAATCATTTTTAGAATAACTCAACCTTTATTCCAGAAATGAGATGAAAACTATATTTAAGGAGTATTTTCCGCATGGGCCGTTGCCCGGCAAAATAATTCCTTACGCGCATAAAGGGGAATGGGCAGTACATGAGATACTGCCTTTTCTTTTTCAATATATCGGACCATTTCATTTGTCCGTAGCATCTTTCAATATTTCAGAGGATAGCCTCCGGCCAATGTTTTTCATGAAAGAAAAAAATGAGCTGTTAAGCGTTCGTTTTCTCTTTGACATGAATGTACACCGGCATAAAATAGACATGATGTTTTTTTCTTCAAGTGTTGCTGATCAGATCAGACTCTCATCAACTCACATGAAGATTTTGCTGGTCCAAAACAGGCTTATAAACTTTGCAATGGTGGGAAGTGCCAATATGAACCTGGTAATGCGTCATGAAGCTGGAATAATGACAACAGAGGATACTACGTTCAATTATTATAAACAGTATTACGATAAAGTTTTCGAAAATGACTCTATACCCTTCATATTCGAATAATATAGCGATACCGGTTAGCGAGCAAAGGCCTTATCGTGGGAAGCCAAAAACTAATTTGCTGCCGACATTCATGACGTGAGCAAATTATAAATGACTGATAAACATGACCGAAGATTATCTTAAACTACTACAGGATTATGCAGCTGCTCTGCTTACACCTGCCGAAATTGCAATACTGCTTGGAATACCACCTGCAGATCGAAAGAATTTCGTTGTTCGCTGCCGTTCTCAGCATGGTTCTCCGGAGTATGAAGCTTTTAATCGTGGACGATTACAAACTAAGCTTGAATTGCGTCAAAACATTATAAAGTTAGCTAAAGCAGGGTCACCAGCTGCTGAGCCGTTGGCATTGAAATTTATTAAAGAGCAAAATATTGATTAACCATGAAGGAAGACGCTTTTAAAAAAATAGAATCTGTTTTATATCTCCCGGAAACGGAAGCTCTTCAACATCTCACACCAGCTGAAAACGAAAGGCGTAAAAGGTGGGTGCACTGCATTACTCAAAAAATGGAGGATCCTCTTAAGCCTGATAAAAAGTTAGTTGATGAGCTTGAGGCAGGTTTCGATGGTATATTCACCCCGGTATCAACAACAACAGCGTACCGAGACCTTGCAGCTGTTCAAAAAATTATAGGTAATATTCAGTTATCAGCCAAAAGCTGGTACCGATACATGATCATAGAGGGAGCTAAAAAAGCTTATGAAATTGCAGAAACTGAAAGGGATGCCCGGGGTATGGCTTCAGCTCTCGATAAGATTGGAAAATATACTATGGCCGACAAGCCAGATAATGATTTTGATTGGGAACAAATGATTCCACTCGATATTGAACCTGCAGCTGATCCTGATCTACTCGAAAATATTGAGCCGATCGATAATCTTGAAGAGCGTCGTCGTGAACTTCGTAAGCTGTGGAAGGGAAATTTGCAGTCAGAGGCAATTGATATCTCACCTGAAGAATAGTAACCCGGAACGAATTATATGGAAGAATTAGGAACATATACAGCTCCGGAACGCACTCAAAAGTATTTTAACCGAATGCAGCGTGAGGTTATGTTGGTGCAGGCCAATAAAACTTATGTTGTGGCTGCTCGTGGAACAGGAAAATCTGAGGGAATTGATGCCCCATTTGTATTACGTAATGTTTGGGCAATGCCTGGTTCAACCGGAGCATTAATTTCACCTTCTTACGCCAAAGCCTGGGGAAATACTCTGCCCGCCCTTATTAACGGACTAAAAATGTGGGGCTACTATCCGGAAAAACACTACTATATAGGACGTCGTGCCCCGGAACATGCTAATTTCGCAAAACCTAAGCGTGAGCCACTTCGTGATGCGTGGAGCAATTCTGTTCACTTCTGGAATGGAACGGTTATGTTGATTCTTTCTTTTTCAAATGCTATGTCAGCCAACTCTATGTCACTGGACTGGCTGATTGCTCCGGAAGCTAAATTTTTAGACCATGATAAAATCAAGTCTGAGGTTAACCCGGCTAATCGTGGTAACATTGATAAATTTGGCTATTCACCATTTCACCATTCAGAGCTTTACACCACTGATATGCCAACAAACAAGGCAGGACGTTGGATTCTTAACCAGCGGGAAAGTATGTCTCCAGAGCATATTAATTTGATTAAAACGCTCTATCAGATGCGTGAGAAGTATCGTAAAATAGAACCTCACAAACGAACAGAGTGGGAACAAAGACAATACCGGGAATTAACGGCTGATATCAACGGGGCCAGGGAATTTCAACCAGTACAAAAAGAGGATCCACTCAGTAGACAAAAACGTGAATTCACAGTTTTTTATGGAGAATATGATGTCTTAGAAAATCTCGAAATATTAGGCGAGGATTTTATTTGGCAAATGAAGCGCGACAATCCGCCGTTAATATGGCGGACTGCCTTCTTGAATGAGCGGCTTTTTAAGGTCGCTAACGGCTTTTATTCTGCTTTAGATGAAAATATACACTTCTATATTCCAAAGGACGTAAAAGAGGTTTATGGCCTTAATTTTGATGCTGATGATTGCCTTAATGATGATGACCTGCAGACGCTCGAACCTCTTCACATTGCGTTTGATGCCAACGCTGCAATTTCCTCTGCATGCCTTGGCCAGAAGGATGGCGATAAAATGTTAACTCTCAAATCATTTTTTGTAAAAACACCGGATAAGCTCCCGGAGCTGTGCGCAAAGATTGGGCACTACTATCGGAATAAAATAAACAGAGAGATCGTTTTTTATTTCGATCACTCGTTTGTATGGGAAGACGCCAAGGATGATGAGTCCTACGCTGATACAATTACTCGTTGTTTGACTGATGCCGGCTTTAAAGTTACTCAGGTTTACATGGGACAGATCACCAGGCACGACTGGAGACATAAGGAAATTGACCGTGCACTCAAAGGTGATACTGAATTACTATTTCCGCTTTTCAACGAATATAATAATGAATTTTTGAAAATAGCAATGGAGCAGACAGGCGTCAAAACTGGTAAAAATGGTTTCGAAAAAGACAAATCACCCGAAAAAACGGCAGACTCTCCAGAAGATCCTGACGAACATAAGACACACATCACCGATGCCTGGGACAATCTCTTTGTCGGTATGAATTATCACTATACAGAGCCATCTCATTCTTCCGTTAACGTCGCTTTTTTAGGGAAACAATAACGTTAATAACTTGTTTGAAACATAGTATCAACATTCAGTTAATCTCACTTTTATTTAACTATATTTGCAAATACACAATTAAAATAGTTAACATGGAAAAAATAAGTGAAATAGTAGAAAGCACGTTAAGCAAGGAGAATAGTTCTGATAGTAATTTGACTTCAGGGATCAAGGATTTAGACAAAGGTCTCGTAAATTGGAGGAATGGTGAGCTCATTTTAATTTCAGGAAGGCCTTCAATGGGGAAAACTGCTTTTATGACAACTCTAATTGTAAACTTGGCTGTAAAATCAAAGATTCCTGTAGGTGTATTCTCGATTGTAGATAGTGAAAATCAACTTGTAGTAAATTTGTTGTCAAATTACTGTAAGGTTGATAATTTCGGATTGAGAAATAATAGTTTAATTGATGAAGAGTGGGAGCGTTTAGATAAAAAAATTAAGGATGTCATAGATTCCGATATTTATATTGAATGCCCTTCCAGGCTACTTATTGATGATTTGACAGAAAAAGCTTCATCCTTGGTTAAAGAAAAAGGAGTTAAAGCAATATTTATTGATTACGTTCAGTTGCTAACTGTCACCAATAAATATAGCGAGAACAGATATAATGAAATGAATTATATCTCTCGTGAATTAAAGGCTTTAGCTAGAGAATACGATATACCGGTATTTGTCGTATCGCAAATGAATCGCAGATCAGAAACAGAAAGAAATAATTTTACAGTTGAAGGTCTAAAGCCACGTCTTTCAGATCTCAGGGACAGTGGAACTCTCTGTGATGATGCTGATGTAGTATTATTTATATTCAGACCAGAATACTATCGCATTACTGAAGATGAATATGGAAACTCTTTACTTGGTACGGCTGAGATCTTAGTGAAAAAGAACAGGAATGGATATCCTTTTAGTGTCAATCTTAACTATAAACCGGAACATCTTCTGTTTACTGATATTACTTAAAAATATTGCAAAAAAAAAACCGTCGTGATGCATTATTGCACACGACGGTATAATCTATCTATGTTGTTAAACAAATTCTATTTTAGATATCTCTGAAGCAAAATTATGCAGCTCTTTTTCTATTTTATGTACTGTTCTTTTACTTGGCTTTCTTCTACCAGTTACATAGTGACTCAGCTGCCCTTGATTTACTCCTGTCAACTGTTCCAGACCTGATAAGGTCAGTATTTTAGAGTAATATGAGAGAAATGATGCCATATCATACTTAAAAGAGAAACTTACGTTTTTAGGAAATTCCATATTTGATTTCTTATAATATGATTTCATATCTTCAAAGCTCTGCATAAAATCATCCATAGCTTCCTGAACGGTATTACCGTCACCTATCAGACCAAACGGAAGGGAATTTTCACCAGAGATAAAAGCACTATAAGTTTTATCCTCGCCCTTCTCTACAGTAACTTCAATTTGGTGTTTTAATTTTCTGTTTTTATTCATATTGTTATTCATAACTTTAATTTTAAACTATTTTATTTGTTATATATATAGGTAACAGTATCAAGCGCGATAAGGAGAGATGTGATAGGGGGGTTAAAGACTAACCCCCGAATCACGCTCGATACTGTGGAGAGTACCTTTTTTTACTTCTTGTGATTTATGGTGCCCAAGTGTAAATTGTTTTCCGGTAATTGGGCTAAACCACACGGGGTGTTTTCCACTATCATCAACACAATAACACCCCTTTTTTTTGAGCTTTCGCTCAACTTCAGAATACTTCATATTTGCAAATTTTGAAGTCAATATTTCAAAGATCGTTGTCTTTCAACACTACAAAGATACGAAAAATCGTATCATAAACAAGCGAAACAATAAAAAGATATGATAATTAATATCATTTAACCAATAAAGAAGTCCGATGAATGTGTTTTAGCCTCACCCTATAATCTACCTGATTTAGCTGGTGAACTCCGGATTTTTTTGCTTCTTTATTTGCCGGGACAAAAAAAGAAGCGCCCGAGAGGGTCCCCACCGGGCACCCTTCTCAGGCTTGTATGCGTTATTTTAACTTATTCGCAAATTGAGCAATCAAATTGTTTCACTAGTTCATCAACTGCCGGGTTTTCTTTTGCCATTTGTCGGAGTATCTGCCGGGCATCCATTTTTTTTATTCTTATCTCATCCCTGTAAAACTCTACTTGCACATTATCACCAATATTAAAATTAAATTCTTCTAAATAAATGCCCTGTAACTGAACAGAAGGCACCGCCTTACTTCCTGACCATTTACGGCAAACTTTCAACTTCTTAACCATTGTTAGCCTCCTTTCCTGCTCTCTTTGTTTCTGCTTCCTGTACTTGTTTTTGCGAAAATACGTAACAGATTGGGAAAAATGATAATTCGTCAACCTCTCCATTTTCGCCCGTTTCCGCTTTTTCTTTGTTCTCCACTTCTTTAACTCGTGGAGATCCCCACAATAAAAGAGCCTTTTCTCCTTTTTTTACTCGCTTGCCCTCTTTGTTCCATTGCCTTATGGTTTTCAAATCTTCGTGACCCTCTTCGACGTAAATTAGTTTTAATCCCTCGTTTACGCTGTGGAGTGCGCCCTCTTTAACAAGTGCCCGAATTGGTTTACTTAATCCTCGGAGGAAGTTCCTTTTTTCCTGTATATTGGTTTGTTTTGTTTCAATTGTTTTCATAAATTTGTGATGTTTTAGTTTTACATAAAATTAAAATGTGAAAAAAGGCGGGGCAGTCTCATAATATCCCCGCCTTTTTATGTTATGCAATATCTTGCAAAAGTTCTTTTTCTATCTTATCAACTGCTTTGTTAATTTCATCGCTTAAAAAAACAGTGAATTTCAAAAGCATTTCAGGGTTAGAGATTGAAAAATTTCCGCTGTGCCGATAATCTCCTTTAACGGTAAAGCTCAAACTAAAATCTTCAGTTTCAAAAATATTATCAATTGCAAGTTGTTGCAGTAATTTTTGATACTCTTGCTTTTCGAAATAAAAACATCCCGATTATCAGCCAGGCGTTTTTTACGCTGAATTTCTTTTAACTGAATTTCTAAAATTTCCGTGATGGATTGCGTTTTTCCGTTTCTCTTCGATTCTTCGGTTTTTGATACGGCTACAGTTTTAGCCTTTTCGTTTTTCTTTGTTTCCATAAAATAAAATTTAAAATGTGAATAATAATAGGGGTCTCACTCCCTTTTTGTATATACAAATATACAAAATTATAACAACCTGTACAACAGGTATTTAATGAGGTTTAATGCGGTTTTGTGTATTACTTGCCTATGCAATTCTTTAGAGCTGCATAGTTACGCATATTTACACGTTTAACACTAAAACCAAAAAAACAAGCAATTCATAAAAAAAGGGGTGTACAACCTATTAAAAAGCCCCTTAATGTTTTGAATATCAAACAGATGTTAAGCATTTATAAATAAAACTCAATGTGTTTTTATTTACGAAAACGTAAAAGTCTGGAAGTCAGCTTAAAAGGGTTGTTAAGGGAAAATATTTTCCCTTATCTCTGTAGAAAGACCACGCACCGCCCTGCGAAAAGATTGCATAAGCAACACAATTTTTTTGCGTAATATGCCAAGTGTTAAAAATGTGCCCCCTGAAAAATCATCACACGTGTGTGATTCCGATAAATAAGCTGTTTGCCGTCACGTGCAATCAGCTGAAATAAATGGAAAATGCATTCTCACGAAGTGTGTATGCTTTTTTTTATTATGTTTGTGTTTATTGTGTATTTCGGTCTATGTGTGCCACCTTTTTCGGTTCAAACCGTTTTATCCATTTATTAATTATAAAATAGCATTCATGAAAAAAAAGTTGTTAATCGTAGTTTTATTGGTGTTAATCAGCAAAAGTATTTCTTCTCAAACCGAGTCTTTAGAAGTTAGTGGGCCAATACACGCAGGTTTAGATGTTGGTTTTTCTCCTGATGGATATGTGCCTATAGGGATTCATTTTAGTTCCTATAATACAAAATTTCAATTTGGTTTGACTTTTGCATTATCAACCAAAACGGGAGTAAAAGGAGAGGATTATACAGGGACTATCAATTGGAGTGAATATCCAGAAGATTTTGTTTCTGAAGGTAGCTATTACACTCCATTTTCAATAGATATCGGATATAAATTATATAAAGGCATAATTCTTGGGGGCGGTATAGGTTTAAGTAGAGAAACAGTTTATAAGAATATGTTTGATGATTTACACATATTAGGCTATAATGGATCATATCACATTAGAGCTAAAGGAGAAAACATACCAGAGTATAAAGGGTTTATTACTTACTATATTCCGAGAGAGTATGATAAGCTGGGCTCTCTTTTCATAAAACTTTACTATTCTAAAATTATGGGGCCGGGAGCCACAATAGGTTTCACAATATAAATCCATTCTCATCAAATATGAATATTTAATTTAAATAATACTAGAACAGATCTGAGGATTTTATGTTTTAGAACATACTGAAAATACAAATACAATTTTGTGATTTAAAGAATAATATCCATCTTTGTAGTGCATTTCATTACAGAGGCGGGTAAGCTCGCCAAATTAGCGGGCATTTTTTATGCCTTAAAAATAAAATATTTGGGTTCTGCCCCCGTGTCGAGTCTTAATGGACCGACTGCCTCTGTAGGTGAAATGCAACGGGAAAGCGGAACCCTTTTTTATATCCGTACAATATTATTCATTTAAAAGCATTTCAAAATGAAAAAAGATCAATCCGTTCAGTCAATGAACAATGCACTGGGTGCTTTACCTACAGGTGCGAGAATTCAGTCAGCAAAAGGTTATTACAATCGTTCAGGTAGAAGTCGTATGGATATGTCCTACTCAGTAGGATCAGCATACTTCAAGACAACCATTACAACACCGGGAGGGCAAAGAGCATGACCAAACAAGAGGCTATTGCTCTGCTGGACACATTGAATTCCAACACTGCAAATAAGCATGAACGAAAAATTGCTTATGAACGATTACGAGAATTGATAATGCTACTTCTTCCGGAAACATAATGTTTCCTTAAGCACTGTTAAAATAGGCAGCTCATTTATGGGCTGCTTTTTTTTGTCCTTTGTTTTAGACTGAATAAGCGGTTGTTTTGCCTTGTGTAAAACAATCGCGATGAATATCAAATTAATAAAACAAGCAAGGATTTGGGATATAATGGAGCGCACAGACTCTCAAGGCAAACGTCTACCATTCCAAATAAAGTTTGTAAAACAAAACGGAGAAATAAAGGAGTATGAAAAATGTGTTCTCACATCATTTCATTCTGCCGGTACAACTTTAAATGTTTTACCAGAAAATGAATACTTCCCCCGCAAAATCCGTCGTGTTACCATAATCGAATTCAACCATATAAGAGTATATCTATGAAAGTATTTGAAAATTATGCCATACTAGAAGGTAGTAATCCTGCAATTGTAGTTGAATCTAACAGGGCAAAAGATATAACAGTTGACTCTGATGGTAAAACACCAATTCAGGTAATACCTAAGGGAGCAAAAAATCAGATCGATTTTTATCCATGGGGAAAAGACAATGATTTGCCTAACAAGTTGATTAAATATGCATTTAAGAATAATATTGTAGCATCTAACCTAGATTTTAACAGCAATATAGGTCACGGTGAAGCCGCCATACCTGTGAAAGTTTCAGTAGACGAGATTTCCGGTAAATTAAAACACACACCTATCTTACGTAATTCGCAAGATAAAGATATCACTGCCGTTTTCGACTTCTTAGATGATAACAACTTCCCTCTTGTTCAGCAGGAAATTGGTAGTGATCTAGCGTTGCTTCATAATTGTTTTGTGGAGTTTATATTTAACACGACAGGTACAAAGATCGTTCAGATGACATTTAAAGAGGCAGCATACAGCCGCTTATCTGTAATGAACGATGATGGTCAAATTGAATATCACGGTTACAGTTCTAAGTGGGGAGAAGAATCTGCTCCTGAAGATGTTGTGACAACTCCAATACTCGACTATGATAATCCACTTCTTGATCTTAAAATTCGTCTAGGCTTGAAAGCAGGTCCAAAAGGAAAACAGAAAAAAACAAAAGATCGCCGTTTTATTCTTCACCTGGGCAGACCGTCACCTGGGAAGTTTTACTACCAAAAGGCTTATTGGTGGTCTATTTTTGAAAGTCACTGGTATGATCTAAGCTGTGCAATTCCAGAATTTAAAATGAACCTTCTAAGTAACCAGATGGTACTCAAATATCATATCGAGGTTCGAAAAGGTTTTTTTGACGATTTGTATAAAGCAGAAAAAATAACAGACGAAAAAAAACAAAAAGAAAGACAAAAAGAGTTTTACCAGCAGCTAGAGGATTTTCTTTCCGGAAAAGAAAATGCAGGTAAAAACTTCACTTCAGAAATAGACTATGGTTCTTTAGGAAAGGAAGTGTCTAGATCTGACATAAAATTCACTCCGATAGAGTCATTTATTAAAGGTGGTGAATACATAGAGGACAGCGAAGAGGCCAGCAATGCCATCTGTTACGCAATGGGCGTACACCCGAGTCTTCAAGGTGCATCACCCGGTAAAAATAAAAATATTAACGGCACTGAAGCAAGAGAGCTATTCATCATTAAGCAAAGTCTAATGAAACCTGTTCGTGAATTATTGGTTCAGCCACTGAAAATAGTTAAGGCAATAAATAAATGGCCGGATGATATCGACTTTATTATCCCGAATATAATGCTCACAACATTGGATAAAAACACCGGTGCTGAAAAACAAATAGGTAACCCAGAAGTGTAAAAAATATGGAAACATTAATAAAATCTACAGCTGAACTTCAGAAGTATGTAAAGGTAAACAAGTCGATGAATTTTGAAATGTTTCGTTCTTTTCTCATCGATGCCCAGGACAAGTATATACTACCATACATAGGTCAGGAAACTATTGATCAGATAAAAGACTCAGAAAGTGATAAGCTACGCGAATATCTTTGCCGTGTTCTTGCCCCATTTGCAATGGCTTCAGCTACAGATGAGTTTAGTATAGGTTTCGGAGAGAGCGGGCACACTGTTGCCCGGAGCGAGGTTTTGGCTCCAGCTTCAGATGCGAAAATTGAGAAGGCAAAGGAGAGCCTTTACAAGCGAGGTTGGAGTAATATGGATACAGCTCTTAAGTATCTTGAAAAGCAAAAAGAAACATATCCTGACTGGGCAAACAACCGACAGATATCAACCAAGTTGTTTGAAAATGCATCGGAGTTTCAGGAAAAAGGTTTAGTCGATATAGATAACAGCCCTCTCACATTTCACCATATGCGTATGCTGATACTTCGCATAGAGAGCAGTGAGACATTCAAGCTTCTACCTGAAGAAATGCAGGATAATTTCAATAAAAGTGAAGTGGCAAAAATCACTGATGCTATGCAGGCTTATACCGGTTCACGTGTGGCGGCTCTCCATACATCGCAGTCAACAAAGATGCAACGCTCTAAACCCGCAAATGGAGTTGAATTCAAACCTACAATAAGACCATTATATGATGATATAGAACAAACGGGCAACTATTTTGCTGAGCAGGCAATTTATTGGCGTGGCGTGCTTGATGAAGCCTTGGTGGAAAATGATAAAAAGTCGGAAGATGAGAATAAAATGAAATTTAATGGCCCGGATCGTAAATTATTTGTTGCAACAGCTTCCAGATTATGATAAAGATTAGAATTCAAGATGCTACTTATGAAGTGCCGGCCAGTTGGGACGAAATGACAAAAGAACAATTAGTTTTTTTGATCAAGCTTTCCATGAAATCTAAAATATCTTATGTGGAAATGCAACTGAAGTTTTTCCTGTACTGCATAAAGGCTACCGTTCGTGAGAATGTTGGTTTTGGTTTATTTTTGATTAAGACGTCAAAAGGATGTCATGCATTGTTTTCCGATGAACTTACTGCTGTTCTTACAACGTTTGATTATTTATTTGATAAAAATGAAGACAATATATACCAGCTCACTCCCAGACTTACTGAAAATCACTTCAAACGTGTAAAGTGCAGGTGTAAGTATTTGTATGGGCCGGGTGATGCTCTGGAAGACATTACTTATGAAAAATTTGTCTGGCTGCAGACTTGGCAAAGCCAGTTAAATGTTAATCCGGATGCCGTTAATCAATTCATCAATGTAATTTATGCAACTAAATCGGACAAACGCAGCTTGTCGTCCGTACGTCGTATGTCAAAAATAGCCAAGACTGGAATTCTCTGGTACTTTCAAGGCACAATGTCATTCCTTCATCAGCAATTTCCACATGTGTTCACTTCCGGGGATGATAATAAAAAAACAAATGTTTTTGATTATCAGCAACGCATAATTGACTCCCTGGCTGAAGGTGACGTGACTAAAAAGAAACAGGTACGCCAGTCACTTTTGTATGATGCTCTTTACAGCATGGAAATGGCAGCTATACGACTTGAAGATATGGAAAAAGAACATCGGAAACGCTCAAAAAAATAAGTTATGAAATATAATCATTTTGAATATACTGAAATGTTGGCCAGGCAACTTATCCCTATATCACATACTGACACTGACCGTCATTACTTTAGAGCTTCAGAAGAATCTGAGCTTAAAGAGCTTAATGAAATGATGTCACAGGCTCACGGAATGATAATGATTGCTATTGACGGCAAAAATTCAGAATTTGGGTTCAACTTAGCCGACAATCTTATAGAGAAATCAGGTTTTAGTTTAGTTATAGCTAAACAAACAGCTTCATCGGATACAGACACGATATTCCAGGCTCAAAAAGACAGTTACAATGTCATGATGAATATTGTAGCCAGATACATGAGAGATTATCAGCATTCAAATTATGGTTGTGATTTTCTGGATCCTGAAAGTTTTGCTTTCGAAGGCTTTGGTCCAATCGGAGATCTCTTTTACGGGGTTATTCTTGATTTCTATTTAGAGACAGGAGTGAATTACAAAATAAACCCTGAAATGTGGAAATAATATGAGTTATCAAAAGCGAAGAATAGAGGCAGGCGAACATCGCCGAAAATTATCCAATCAAATAAGGGGTTCCAGGAGATTATCAAGTCTTCCTTTTGAACTTTCCCTAGAGAGTAGCTCCGAAGTAGATAAGTTTCAACGTTCACAGGACCGTGATAGACAAAAGGAGTTTAACAAAGAAGTTAGAGATTGGAGTAATAAAAGTACTTCAGCACTCAAAGGATCTGTCTCAAGATTGATAAAACGTAACGTATCACTATCGGCATCAATAAAGGCGAACTTATATTATGACAGAAAATATGCAAGTGAGGTCAATCGTGTTGGATTTTCATTTGTACGTGAAGGAATCTATATTCATAAAGGAGCTGGTCGCGGTCAGGGTGGTCATATCGGCGGACGCTGGATAGATCGTTATGGTAATCAAAAAACACGTGCTGAAGAGAGCGCCGGTAAACAAGGCAAAGGAAACCGTCAGCCAATTTTGTGGTTCGATCCGGTAATTGATAATAGACTCCCCCAGTTGGCAGATTTAGTTGCTGATTATTCAGCAACAATGCAGATAAATGCGACGAATCTATTTATCGACTAACTGTCCTTTGATGTAGCCTTTATTTAAAGGAAATTTGAAATAAAAACATGGATAGACTTACCAAAACTGCCATTATGGAAAACTTTGTTGATAGATTGAAAGAACTGATGTATTTGATTGTCGCTGGAATTGGTTCAGCCCTATTGCCGGTACAAGACATTTTAATTTTACTCTCTATGGGTTTCGTGTTTAATATTTTTACAGGAATAGTCACCGACATACACGTGAATCACGCACGATTTGACATAAAAAAAGCATTCAGTGCAATTACACAGCTTACATTTTACGCCACATGTGTAGTGTTTTTGAATCACGGTGCAAAACTCCTGGATGAACCACAGATGGGTATTGTAGCTGTCAAATGGGTAACAATGATTGTAATATACTTTTATTTCACTAATATTTTAAAAAACGCAAAGCAAGTTTATCCACGTAATTTAGCTATAAGTTTCATTTACGAAATCTTATCTACTGAAATATTTACACGCTTGAAAGAGACAATTGGTATTAAAAATAACAACGATGAGAAAGATAAATAAAATAATAATCCACTGCTCTGCAACCCCTGAAGGAAGGCATGTAACAGTACAGGATATAGACCGTTGGCATAGAGATCGGGGATTCTCGCAAATTGGATATCACTGGGTCATTTACCTGGACGGATCAATCCACAAAGGTAGATCAGAAGAAATTGCCGGAGCTCATGTGGTTGGCCATAATGCAAACAGTGTTGGTATATGCTATATTGGCGGTGTAGATGAAATGATGCGTCCAAAAGACACCAGAACAAAAGAGCAACGAGCAACCATGCGAAGTTTGGTTAGTTCTCTCAAAAATAAATATCCTGATGCAACAGCCCACGGACATAATGAGTTTGCTGCAAAGGCTTGTCCAAGTTTCGATGTAAAAAAAGAATTTTAAAAATATATGAGAAATGATTCTAGAAATATTTTCAATCGTAGTAGTATGCTTATTAGTACTATTATTCTTTTGGCTCTATTATCGCTTATTGGTTGCCGTAGTAAAAGAAATACATCCCGATATGAATTACATACTGTGGGATCTGAGCGAGTGGAACGAGTCATTGATTCAATTCGAATTGTGGAAGACAATCAACAAACAACAGAACGAAGAGGATCAGAAACTGATCAATCATTCAGCCGGATTACTGAATTCGACTCAACAGGAACAGTACGACGCATACAGGAAACGTGGCGGGACCGACAGCGAGTCGGCCTGGTTACAGAAGAGCGATCTGGACGAACTGTTTCCGTAACAGAAACAGATCAGCAGCTCACCATTCGCGATACAACATCAACTGTAACAAGCGAAGTTGTAGAAGTAAAAACAGATTCTCGTCCCATCCAGGGCTTTGAATGGTTTTGGGTAGTGCTCTCCGCAGTACTCGTTTTAACGGTAATAATTTACATAATATATAACAGACTCAAATAATGGTTATAATTCAACAACCGGATGCATTATCGATGTCAGGCAACATGAAGAAATTCATTGTGAGCTCCGGCACTCAGATCACCTTTGAATTGAAAGAAGGTGATACTGTTTTGCTTTCTGCTACTTATGAGCCGGGTATGGATGGGCGTGCTACTATAGATATTAAAGACATCATTGAAAGTCGTCTTAATTATATTATTAAGTATGATAATAGTTATGAGCAAACAGAGTTGGTGAAGTCTTTTACTGCCACAATTGACGGCGTGGCATCTGTTTTCAAAGTTATTCGTTCCGGAGTGGCCAACCTGCAGGATACTCCGGCCAACTGGCTTAAGAATAACTTTTTGACATGGCAGCCACAAAATAAGTACGTCACATATAACTCTCCTGAATGGCTTACTTACTTTGCTCAAACTGCATGTAATATAATGTTGAAGGCATACCTTCCCTGCAACACAGTTCAAAATATTAATCTGGGTGCTTGTGAACCCGGGAAGGCCTTCACTTTTAATTTGCAATACGCACATATAGCAGGTAAATTAAATCAGCAGTATCCCACTCATTTTGATGTGTGGGCAGAAACAACAGCCGGGATAAGACTCACGTTCATACAGCGATATCTTTACAGCGATCCAAAATCTGAGCAGGAGCAGTGGTTTATGTTTGAAAACAGCCTGGGCGGACTTGACACCATTCGTGCTTCCGGTGACATTGATTTCACTGGCCAGCACGATCATAAATTGTCAGTAGTTGATGATTTCTCTGCTGAGTATGATATCGACTCAGAACGCACTTACGACAAGAGTACCGGCTACCTCGATAATTATGAACGCCTCTGGTTACTTGATTTCTTTCCATCTAAAAAGAAATATATTTATCACCTGTCAGCCATACGTGCGATAGTGGTGACAGATAGCGACGTGAAGTATACGTCTTCTGATCTGCCATCAGAGTACAACTTTACCTACAAATTTTCCGATGCTGACACCTCGGTTCTGTTAAACTTAATTCGAAATGAAGACATTCCGGCGGATATAACCATACCAAACCTTGACTCGCCGGATTTTCATTTACCCCCTCGGCTGAGTGAGTACCCGCTAGCTTACCTTCACGAGGGGGTAATTTTTCCTGTGTTTGATCCAAATTCGGAGCAGGCACAGATAACTACGTTCGGCAGATTGGTTGAACGTATTACGCAAGATGTATCGATTGCTGTTAAAGATAAAAGGCTATCGATGCGATTTCAGTTTTCAAATGGTAATTCATTTGCAAATACTCCATGGCAGACAACCGTAACGGTTCATGTCTTCCGGGGCTTTGACGAAATTACTGCCTCCATTCCTGCAGAAAACTGGGATTGGACTAGAGCTACTACTGATCCGATTGATGATAATGCCTGGAATATATCACATGATAGAGTGACAGATACGCTTACTCTTCGCATGGATGATCAGCAGAATGATTTCGGTAATAATATTTTTAAAGACCGTCAGTGTACATTTACTGTAACGGTTTTGGTACCTGACTCAGGAGAAACAATTTCACATACATTCAATTATGCGCCTTACTAGTGATTTAATACGAAATTTCAGTCCGCTCAACAAAACATTTTCACTTTTGGTTGAAGGTGGTGCGGTTACGCAAATATACTACCCTGACAAAAATGAATGGGTACCTGATCATGCAATTACTCCGGTGGTAATTTATCCACGGTGCAGTATCGTCGATCCTGATCAGATACTTCCAAATGGACTGGTAAATAAAGAACTCAGCGGCATTACTTGGCGTGCAAATGGGAGTAGTGTTGCAGGTAACAGCAATTATCAGATAGATACTTCTACCGGTGATAGCCGGGGAACATTGCTGGTAATGCAAAATGTACCTGCAGGTCAGCAAATAGAACTGGAATTTGAAGCTCAGTATTTCGACACACGCACGGGAGACTGGATCAAGTTTGCCGGCAATATGATGTTGAACACCAATATTGCGGCCAATGAAATTATCTCTATTGAGGTTGACAGCCCTGCAGTAGTGGAATATAATCCTATTGCGGAACAGTTTTTATTTAAATTAACTCCGACATCCAGGCTTGGCGGTATCCAGATAACCGGTGCTAATACTAAATATTTTCTTAAGATATTAGAAAACGGAATTGAGCGAGAGGTTGATCCAATTGATGATCTTGAGTTTCAAAGCATCGATGCTGAAGGCGTATGCACTTTTGACATGAGATTTGTTCCGGAGAAAAAGAACTACAGATTGTATGTAGATTACGTGCGTACAGGTGATGTTGTCCCGGCAGCTCCAACTGCACGTGCTGCACTTATTGATTTTTCTCTTCGTCGCAGATATGAACCCTTTACTATTGATCTGAAAGATTTCGGACCAATACAGCCATGGCAACGACAGTATTATATTGAGGCAGTAATAATTTTAGCATCTTCCGGCCAGATATTATCAGAGCCTAATCGATTCTTCAATATTGAGTATCTCTACAAGCATATAGGAGTTGAGCAGCATATTGCTTATGGCAATAATGCCACGCTTGATATACCGGCATATATGATAAGCTTTGATTCTCAAATATTGCTCGACATTGAAGAGAAAAGTCAATTGATGGCTTTATCAAATGCAGGCTTTGTTTTGACAGACAATGGTAAGGTACTAGTAACAAATTAGAATTATGAACTACGCAAAAATAAAAATTTCATCACTGCCCGATCCGGCAATAGCTAACCGTCGTCTTGCTTATAACGGATATATTTTAATAAATGAAAAGGATGTTGCAGGTTTCCATACAGGCACGTTCGAAGATTTTGTAATTAGCCTGGGCGGCACACTTCTTACAGCACACGAAGCAAAAGTTGAACTTTCAAAAAACAAATACAAATGGTACAGCAAGTAAATGATAGTTTCACCGTAATACTTCTATCAAAAGGAGATTCTCCAACGGTTTTTCTTGAAGCTAATCCGCTTCTTTGGCAAGGCATAAGCTCCGATGGGCTTACAATTGTTCCTGATTTCAAGATACCGGCCAACCAACCGGTAATAAAACCAAAAATTTTATCTTCTCTGCAGTCTGCCTATATAAATATAATCCCTGAGTCAGATCGCTGGTGGTACAATGATCAGGAGCTTACATTTGATGCAAATGGAAATGTAACTGCTCCTGCAGCTTATGTCGGACTTTTCAAAAGAGATAAAGTTGCCGGCACACTTAAGGTTATTGACAACCTGGTATCGATGACAAATAAAACTCCGGATACGATTAAATTTGAAGGAGTGATTGAGACTGGTGGCACCACAACTGTAGTTTCTCATACTATTCGCGTGCAAATTGAAGAGATGGCCGGTTCAACATACTCAGGCCAGGTACAACTGTCATCTACTACCATTGATGCTCCGGATGCAGTGATAACTGCAACGGCCAGACTTTTTGCAGCAGCTGCAGAAATAACCACGGGATTTCAAGTTAATTATTATGAAGCGGTGCCACTCTCTCAGAATCCCAGCGGCTGGGTGCCTTTTAAACCCGGGTCCGGCAAAGTAGTTACGATTGGAGCAGTTGATGTAGACAGTCGTCAGCTATTCAAGGCAGATTTCATTGTCAACAGCAATGTAGTGTCCACGGTCATTTTTGCAATTTATGACACCCAGGATCCTTACATGATCAGCATGCCTTTCAAAACAAAATATATCACGAAAGATGAGTCAACCACAGCTACACTTAGTCTTATAGATCGGAAAACCGGAGCAACAGTATCCGGAGTAACCTGGGAAATGTGGCATCAAGATACACTTGGTAGAATAGTGGATATATCCACTCCTGTAGTGAATAACGTGGTTACAATTAAAGGTAGCGATTTAGAACAGCTTAATAATGAAGGTGAAAAAATAGGTTCTATAAGAACTTATATCACAGCAACAAAATAACACTTATGGGTAAAAAATATCATAGTTATTTTGATGTAGGATTAATGCCAAAAGATGGGACACAAGGTGATCCCGGACCCACCTATTATCCTGCCGGGATTTATGATGATACCATAGAATATGTACGTACTAAAATACATGCCCCTTATGTGATAACTTTAAGTGGCCAATATTATGTTCTTGAAAAGTTTGGAATAACAAAGGGTGTAGATCCGGAAACAGACACTACAGGAACATGGGTTATATTTGATTTTATAAAATATGCTTTTTTTGAAGTTGCGATGGTCAACTTTGGAAAGATAGCTGCTGCGGTTTTCTCAGGTTATGTAATGATGAGTCAGTATGGGATTGATGGGACAAATAATTATAAAAACTATTCCGGTGAAGCTGGTGCCTGGCAACCAAATATACTATTCAATTTTTTAACAGGAGCTGGTCATTTAGCTGGTGGTAATATAAAATGGGATGAGTTTGGCAACTCCGTATTCACAGGTTCTATTCAATCTTCAGACCAAGGTAACAGGATTATTCTCGATGCAGGGAATCGAAATTTTAAAATGATAAATAGTTCGGATCAAGAGGTTTACAACTTGACTTTTTATGAAGAGCCTACAGGATTAGTTTCTTACGCCCAACTACAAATGAACCTTTGGCGAAATGGTATAAGAGAGGACTATATGACAATGTCTCCATTTGGTATATCATTTAATAAATGGGAAGGTAACGATCCATGGGATGGTCAATTTTATGCTTTCGGAATGACAATCAGAAAAGGTTGGCAAGGTACCGCAAGTGAGCGTAGTGTAAATATAGAATTGTATGATGATCAATATCTCGAGATGAGAATGAAAGGATCAGTGATCTCAAATTTAGCTTTAAAACCAAGAATTATTATAGGCAGCACTTCTGTATGGCTGGATCACTGGGATGTTTTCGTGACATGCTACAACTCAGCAAATATTAATGTTTACTTACCTTCGTCTCCCTCTCTCGGTGCAATTAAATTCATACGTAGAATGAACGCATCCAATGTTACTGTGATGGGAAACGGTAAGCAAATTTCACATGGAAATGGCTCTATATCATCGTCTATATCAGCTGGTGCAGGACGCGGTGACACGGCTGTGTTTTTTTGGGATGGTCAATATTGGTCATATAATTATTGGGTCAGAGATACAAATTAATTTCAATAATATGAAAAAAATAAACTTTGAAGAAATGGAGTTTTATCTCAATATTGAGAAAACTCAAAAAAGAACACAAAATGTAAAAAGCCAATTTGCTAACGCTATATATGTTGGTGCAACCGGCATTGAAATGCATGCTTTAGCAATGAAGATATATGAGTCAAAGGGTGAGACTGAGTTTACAGATAAAGAGTGTAGTATGATTCAGCAAGTAACAAACCAGTTTACACCTATGTTTATTGATGCAATAAACAACGTTCTCGACAAACAGGATAACAACAAAAATGAAAAATAAAAAATTATGGCAACAGAAACTCAAGAAGTAAAATTACTCGAAGATCTTGCATCATTTGACATTGCTGATAAACTAATGGTATACAGCAAAAAATACAACAAATTAGGCTTTCTGCCTGCAGGTCTTTTAAGCAGTAGTTCCGGTTACGCTGCACGTCGCTGGAATGTAAATAACAGTTCTCCTATTGGTGAAGCAGTCGGAGACATTGATTATCTGAGAAACCTTCCATCCTTACTTGGACTTGGATGTTATCTAGTTGACAATAATCACAACCGGCGCAAGCTCGATCCTACAAATCATTACAAGTTTGCCGACGGAAATGTAGCAGCTCTTGATGGCTCAATGGGACATTACATGTGGGGTTGGGGAACAAACTGGTATTACAGCTGGTGGGTTGAAGGTAATTATTACTACGAAGCTGCATCCTTAAAACCAATTCTTGGAAGAATGAATTATGCTATACCGGTCGCAAGTATGTCAGCAATTGGCGGTTCAGTTGTAGACAGAGATACAAATACACTTGTATCATATATTAATAATTCTGCAAGATATCGAGGCGGCAATAATGATGCAACAAAAGATGCGACTTATACTACTCAGCTTGGACGTACAGCGTCATATATATCTCCAATAGAGTGCAGTACTATGGCAGTGAAAAATGGCAATGGTTGGAATTCTTTATTTTACGGTCATCATGCAATGGCAGCAGCTTTATCAAGAATAATATTTGGAACACGTCACCTTCAAGCTGGTTTTAATCCTAATAAAGATGTAAATGGCTTGTTTCAGGGTGGTCTTGGTGTTGGCGTTTCAGCAGCAGGTTCATGGTGGAGCGATGCAGATAAATTTAATTATTACGGGTTTTTGCCAACAGATACTGGTGTCAATCTAGCTGATGGATGTGGTCAAGTTCCATTTACAGTTAAAGGAGCATCCGATGAGACTTTGCAATCTGTTAATGTTCCTGTATTTTTTGGTTACAAAAATATGTTCGGTTATCAAAATAAGTGGGAATATGGCATCATAATTCAAAAAGCAGCTGACGGTTCTACAGGCGATGTATATGTTTTACCAAAATTCTATTCAGAATTTAATTATAATTCGCTCGCCGGCCTTAAAAAAGTTGGAACAATTCCCGCCGGTAATGGATATATCTCTCAACTAAATATGACACATCTATGCCACAAACCAACAGGGAATATTGGCTCATCATCAACCTATTATGCCGACTATCAAAATAATAACACCTCTACTGGCCTTCGCGTTTCTGCTGTTGGTGGTAGTGCTCACGCTGGTGGCGCTGCTGGCCCGGAGTACTTGAGTGCGAATGCTGCGTCCTCGACGGTCCTTGCTAACGTTGGCTCGCCGCTCAACTTATTTTTGTGAATGTTTGTCAGCTATTCACAAAAAATGAGACAGAACCTCACCCCACGGTGAAAAATTCACAACAAACATGAAGCGCTGGTAGTGTCCAAATGGATATCGAAAGCGGGGAACTAAAAAAAGCAGACAACCGATCATACACCGCCCTGGCTATTCCGGCCAATAACACCTCACTTTACACCTATACACAGCATTACACCGTTCAAACACCGCATGACACTTAACCACTTTTTGTCACACGGTTATGAAACGGAAGGGACACATAAATAATGCAAATAAGAAGAATTTTGAAGATGCTTTTTATGGCTATTCAGAAGGGAAACACTACAGAAATGAGGTGCAACTTTTTGAACAAAACCTTGAAGAGAATCTTCAGCTTCTTCTTGATGCATATGTGGGCAAGTCATGGAAAACGTCTCCTTATCGACCAAAAGAAGTATTTAAACCAAAACACCGAATAGTACATTCATCTCCGGTGCCTGATCATGTAATTCAGTGGGCATCCGTATTGCCTATTGAAGAATGGTTGTTTGACACTTTACATTTTCGCTCTCCATCATGCGTACCCGGCAAAGGAACGCATCATTTCGTTTACCAGGAGCGTGATGAATTAAGAAAGTATTCGCAAAAGGAGCTTTACTACACTGTTCAGCTCGATGTTCACCACTACTTTGAACATATAGATCATAAAATAATGAAAAAGCGGATCCGGCACAAAATAAAGGATCCTGTACTGCTTTATTTCCTTGATGAGTTTATTGATAGTTTTGAAGATGGGCTTGTTTTGGGGGTTAAATTGTCTCAGCTGCTTTCAGGCTTATACCTGGCACCATTCGATTATTTCGCAATAAGCTGTTTTGGACTTAAGGACAATCCTTCTCTGTTTAAATATTGGCAGGACGTTTATGTCACAAATTCATTTAACACATGTCGCACACGTGAGCAAGCTCTTGAGTTAGGTAAAGGTGTAGATTATCTTAATAAAAAGTTTGAGAGATTTATAAATGAAGGTCTCCGGCACTACAGCCGATTTGCGGACAATATTGTAATCAAACACCAGGACAAAACATTCCTGCATATAATGGTCAGGCTGGCCATCTCAAACCTCAAAAAAGATTATAAACTAGAGGTAAATAAGAGCTGGAACGTACGTCCAACATGGATGGGAAATGATGTTTGCGGATATGTGTTTTTCCACGAGTATGTGAAACTAAGAAAAAGAAATAAAAAATCGCTCTGCAGGCAGGTAGCAAAATTGCGAAAGAAAGGCTACTCCGAAGAGGATATCTCTCTTAAAACAGCTTCCCGGATAGGCTTTGCCTCGCATGCAGACACAAAAAATTTAATGAACAAACTAAATATGGAAAAGAGACTGGGCAAAGTCATTCGTAAGCGGAAAAGGAAGGCTCCATTTGAAGGTATGCAACCAGATCAGAAGCGATCTATTGAAAGCATTGTTTGCACACCATTTGATTCAGAGGATGCAAAAACAATCAGGCTACTGGATTATAATATTCAGGATTCAATAATAAGTAATAATGATGACGGTTCACCAAAAGAGAGAATTGTGATAAGATATAATATCTGCACTCACGTCGAGCATCCGGAAGATGAAGGTGGCCAGATAAAATATACATGGAGCGAACAGGAGTTTTACAGCTTCAGCGGTTCAAAAGTAATGATCGATCAGGCTACAAATGATTTCACAAAGGATGATCTCCCTATTGCTACTGTTGTCAAAGAATTCAAAAACGCCCATAATAAGAAGTTTTACAAATTTACATAAACATCAAAACACCGAAATTATGAACACTGCTATTTACAACACAAAAAAAACTTACAATCGCTACGACGATGGTAGGTTCCTACTTTATCTCAACGAAGAGATAATTGAGAATTATGTACCGGAAGATGCTGAGCCGGATACAGATCCAATCACAGCATATAAATATACCGGTAGTTTTCCGGATGGGGGGACTCTAATTGAAGCTAAAAGTGATACTTACGAAGATTTTGTGTCGGGCCTAGTTCGTACTCGTTATTCTGCCGACCAGGTAGAAGCTATTCTGCTTAACATTCAATCTAATAACCCTGAACGCATGGCTGAATTCGAAAATGAACTTAATCAGCTCAATGATTTTCGGGACGAATGTAAACTGATTGCTTCTATGCTTTTTGAGTAGACAATTGTATGATTAGGCTTAAGTCGGTTACGTTGTGATAACGTGCCGGCTTTTTTTGTCCCTTGAAACAGCCATTGAATTGCAGAAATTTGCATCAAACCAAATATAGCAACTATGGCTAAAAGAGATCTCAACCGCTCAATAAAAATATTTATTGACAATTCTGATGCGATGACTAACGTTGAATCGCTGGAAAAGAAAATGGGTGAACTTCGTGCAGAGCTACAAAAGCTCGATGCTCAGGGTCAGAAAGATTCAAAAACAAGCAAGACTAAAGAGAGGGAACTCAAACAACTTGAACAATCTTACGGAAATTATCAGAACAAAGTCCGGGAAACAGAAAGGATCCTTAAAAATCTATCTGGAGCAACATATAACGAACTACGTAAAACTCGTAACCTTTTACGTCGTGAACTATCTGAAACAACAAAAGGCACTGACAAATATAATGCTATTCTAAAAAATTTAACTGCAACACAAAAGCAACTAAACATTTCTCAAAAAGAAATGTACGGTACTCTTGGACGTCAGAAATCCGTTATGTCTCGTGTGACTGATGGGTTCAATAAATATGGTGCAATTCTGGCCAGTACAATAGCATCAATAACAGGAGTGAGCTTTGCCCTACGTAAACTCAGCCAGGATGCTGCTGCCATGGATGACGTTTATGCAGATGTTATGAAAACTACCGGTATGACAAAAGATGAAGTCCTGGAGTTAAATGAAGTTTTTAAACAGATGGATACCCGGACATCTCGAGAACAGTTAAATATGCTTGCGCGTGATGCTGGTAAACTTGGTTTACAATCTCGTGAAGATATACTGGGATTCGTGACAGCTGCAAATCAAATTGATGTTGCACTTGGTGAAGATCTTGGTGAAGGGGCGGTTCGAGAAGTTGGTAAGATGGTAGATGTTTTCACCAAATCTACACATGAGCTTGAAAATCTTGACCTAGAAGGGAAAATGCTGGCTGTAGGCTCAGCCATAAATGAGCTGGGCGCATCATCATCTACTCAGGAGGATTATCTTGTCCAGTTTGCCGGTCGGCTAGGCGGTGTAGCTTCTCAGGCAAATATCGGTATTGATGCCATACTTGGTTTTGCGTCAGTACTTGATCAGGATATGCAGAAAGTTGAAATGTCAGCTACGGCATTGCAGCAAGTAATCGTGAAAATGATGGGCGAACCTGCAAAATTCGCACAGATCGCAGGAGTCGAAGTCTCTAAATTCACAGAATTAGTAAGAACCGATGCAAACGAAGCAATAAAGGTATTACTTAGGTCTCTCAATGAACGTGGAGGGTTTCAGGAATTAATACCTTTGTTTGATGAAATGGGACTATCCGGGACCCGTGCAGTCGGCGTTATTTCATCTTTGGCCAGCAGTGTTGATAAAATTGACGAAGCTCAGCAGATCGCAAATAAAACTATGATCGAGGCTACCAGTCTTACAGAAGAGTATAATATTAAAAACAACAATGCCAATGCGGAATTAGAAAAACGTCGCAAAGCATTTAAAGATTCGTCTGAAGAGCTTGGGAAACGTCTTAATCCGGCTCTATTGAAAAGCACTAATATAGTTACATACATAGTAAAATTACTTCCTGCAGTGCTTGACTTCTTTGAGAAATGGGGCAAATGCATTATGTATATGGTTACTGCTTATGCAGCATATACAGTTGGGGTTAAGATTGCTGCAATGTGGGAAAAACGTCTTGGTCTGGAGCTTACTAAGACTAATGTAATTATGGCTATAAAGAATGCCAGACTAAAAGCAGGTCGTGCTTTAACACTAGCTTATGCTGCTGCATCTGCACTTCTCACCGGCAATCTGGCAAAAGCAAGAAAAGCCTGGCGTTTATTAAATGCTACTATGGCTACAAATCCAATTGGGCTTTTGATGGTAGGCATTACAGCAGCTGTTACTGGATTAATCAAGCTTGTTCAATGGATAAACAGGACAAATGCAGCTACAAAAGCCATAAAAAATGCAACAAAAGAATTTAATAATGAGCTCGCCACTGAAACTCGAGAAGCTAATTCACTGTTTGAAGCTCTACAAAAGACTAATCCGGAAAGCGACACATTTCTTCAAATAAGAAAAGAGATTATTAGCCGTTATGGAAAATATCTACAAGGTTTAATAGATGAAGAGGGTAATATAACAGATATCGGCAAAGCAATTAATGCTGTTAATAATGGTCTGCGTGAGCAAATAGCTCTTAAAGTTAAAAATCAAGCTGCAGATAAGATAACCACCGATTCACTGGACAAACAATTGAAAATTACCGATAAAGTTATGAAGCGGATTGGTAAGCAGGTTGATGATGAGCCGATTCTCTCTTCTATTCGTGAGACAATCAACCGGACTGTAAGCCAGTTTACTGCTCAGGGTGGTAATGACTATGATAAATTACAGCAGGACCTTCTCCGAGACATACAGCAGACATACGGAGTCGATGCATATAAAGGTGTTTTCAATGTAAAAAATGTGATTAAGGATCTAGTTAGTGAGGTTAAAAACAGCAGTGAAGCTCTGGACGAAGTCGATCAACGTTTCAGTGGAATTATCACTAAACTCACAGATGTAAGTTCAGTAATTCAGGATATAGAGAGTGAAGATGATCCCAATCCCACACCACTTGGGACATCAACTGCTACTGAATATGAGAAAGCTCTAAAACGACTAGAAGACTATATAGCAAAAGAAAAAGCAGCTATTCAATGGAAATATGTGAATGGTATAATATCTCAGGAAGAATATAATAGAGAGCTTGAATATCTCGAGATGGAACGCCTCCGGAAGAATCTAGAACTGGCCGGCTTAACATTTGAACAGCAGCAAGAAATAGAGTTAAAGCTCTTCGATATGAAAAAAACAATGCTTCAGAAAATCCAGGATGAAGAGCGCGCACATCAGGCAAAGCTTCTGGAAATTCAAGAAAAAGCGGATAAAGCAAGGGCAGAACAAAATTGGGCAAATCTTAAAGCAATCGCAAAACAAAATGAAGAGCAAGCTAAAATTCAATTTGAAGCCGATTTAAAACAAAAAGCGGATTTGGCCTCATTAGGTTTCGATTTTGCAAATGAGATGGGAACCTTAGTTGGAGGGGCTTTGTCTGGCAATGAAGATATAGTTCAGAGTTCACTTAAGACTCTTATAAATATGGCACTGGATGCACTTAAAGTACAAGTTCAAATAGCAATAGCTGGTGCAACTGCAACATCTTTAGCTCAACCCGATTCTGTTGCAACATTCGGCGCATCAGGTTTTGCCAGAGCTGCTGTCTTAGTAGGTTTAATTGAGGCTGCTTTTGCTGTGGCAAAGTCAGCTGTAAATGGAGCTTTTAACAACAGAGCAACGCAAAACATTCAAGTAAATTCTGATACAGTCGTAGAAGGTGCAAGAGTCCCACAGCGTGCCACTGGTAAGTATGATGTGGTTGGAGCTGATGATGGACGAACATACCGGGGAGTGCCCTATAAAGGCATTGCTCAAACCGGGTTTGTTTCTACACCGACTCTTATGGGTGAGCAGGGCCGTGAATTGGTTGTATCAGCACCAGACTTGTCGCGTTTGCAAAGGCATATAAACTACCCAATGATAATTAATGCAATCAATGATGCTCGTTCGGGTACTGTCCCGCAACGTGCCAGTGGGAACTATTCTCAGACCGAGCAAACAATACAACAAGTGTCAACTTTTGATCCTATCTTACTGGCAGAGGTTCGAGACTTGCTTAAGTCACTTTCAAAAGGTATTCCTGCTTCTGTTTCGCTTACTGAAATTCAGCAAAAGCAAAATCTTCAAAATGCATCACGTAAAATTGGTTCAAAATGAAAATAACACATCCATCCGGAGAATCATACGATCTTTTCCCGGAAATACAGATTGAGCTTACTCGTTTTAATCCATTTTTCAATGATTTGGGCGAACAGAGCGTTCCAATCACAATACCGGCAACATCGAAAAACTTAAAACTTCTCGATTATCCTAATCGTGGAGACGGATCCGATAAAATTACACGTAGGCTAAATGTCCAACTTCAAGAAGGGGCATTTTCCATAGTAGGCCGTCAGGCTATTCTTTCTGCCAGCTCAAAAGATAATATAGAAACATCCTTTTACCTAAACGAGGGTGCATTTTATGAAAAAATTAAAGATGTATCTCTGAAAGAAATATTTGAAGGCAAAAGTATTGTTTTCTCCAGTATGGACCAGACAATAGATTTTATGCGTTCCCTTATCACGGCTTCAGATCATCGGTTTGCATGCTTTCAGGTTGCCACGGATAACTATATCTTAAATGAGATGAAGTTCTCGACAACTTTAAATAAATATGATTTCAAAAAGAATGTTGATACAATTGAGGTTATTGATGGAAATAAAATCAACGTTCCGCGAGGTTTTTATATTACGCCATTCCCTAAATTTAAACATGTGCTTCAAGAGGTTCTTTTATATTTTGGATATACTCTTAACCCTTCATTTCTTGATGATGAGCCTTTCTCAACCATGTCGCTCTTAAATGATAATATAGACACAATTGTCAATAACAGGATAGACTATGTTGATATTATCCCAAATATAATGGTGAGTTCATTTTTCGACCTTATACGTAAATTCAATATGGAAATTGTTCCGGATGAAATTCATAAGACTGTTGACATTATTCATTTTGATGAACAGATAAATCAACCTATAAGTGTAGATCTTTCAAATAATATAACATCACCTTTGAGATTTGATTATACAGATGAGTATAAGCAAGTAAAATTATCTTCAGAAATTTTGCCTGCACCAAAAGAGGTACATGGTTTTTCAAGTCTTTTTGGTGATCCATGGGTTCTCTACCCATATCAAATACAAGAAAGATTGCCAATCTCGATGTTAGCTGTAAATTTTCCAACAGCGTATATACGTCCTGCAGATGGGTCTATTGTGCGTCAAGGTGTTTTTGGGGATAAAATTACTTATGAAGTAGTTGGATATCTTAGCAACAGTTATTATGACGGCGGTGTAATTACTGCTGATGATAAAACATTCCCAGACATAATTCCGGATGTTATCACATATTGGATTACTTATCCTTATGTGGGTCCTGGCAGGGCATTACACAGCACAATAATTATGTCAGATGAGTCTGAAGAACAAAGTTCAAATGCCGGAGAGCTTAAACCTATGCTTTGCTTCAGTTATTATGATAACTATTACACTTATAATATTGGGACACTTTCAAATTATGACTGGACCGGTCTTCGCCTTTGGGATTATTCATTATTTTACAATGGAGCTGACGGTATATTTGAGAGATTTTGGCGAAGTCGCGATACTCTGATGCGTAATGCGCTGGTTAACATGAATGCTGATTTGCAGCTATCCGAAGACCAGAAGCTCTCACTTACGACACTGAGAAGAGTTTTGGTAGATAATCAGCCCTATCTTATTTCAGAACTAAAATACGTGCCCGGTTTGAAGGATCCTCAAAACTGTAGTTTCTTGACAACAAATTTGCAAAAGCCTATATCTAACGCTCGTACAGAGTCTGATTATTTTCCTGACAGACCTTATAAATGGGAACTTAAAACACAGAGGAGCAATACAACTGCTAAACATTTTATTTATAAAACATCTCGCACTACATTTTACCCACCACATCCAACAGCTGCACAATATAGTGCCGGAGGCAGGTATTTTGAGAGGGTTTATGAGGTTGAATATGGACATTATGATATAAATCAAAAATTCATAAAAGAGTCTGACGGCACTTTAACGGTTTGGCTTGAAGCTGTATTAAATTAAAATACTGTTTTTAAAAAGCGTACGTATGCACACATGTACGCTTTTTAAATGTCTTCAGGGTAAGTATATATATCAGAAATATGTCTCGTGGTTTTTTATTAACTCGTTGGCCTCCTGAATATCATGTGGAGTGTATTTATCTGTCATGAGAAGAGATGAGTGTCTGGCCTGATCTCTAACTGTAATAGATGGTTGAGTTCTCAACATGGCAGTAATACCAGTATCTTTTAATGAATAAAACTTATAGGAAGCAGGAAGATCCAGTTTTTTTCTAACGTGGTGAAACCAAAAGTCTCTAAATTGTTTTTCACTTCTTTGTTCTTTCCCGGGCATAAAATTATTTGAAAATAAAAAATAACCACTTGGGTATTTGAATATATTAAGTTCTAGCATCAATCTTATAACCTTTGCCGGCAATGTTAGGGTTCCATCTTTTTTATTTTTTGAATTCACGTCAGGAATAAAAAGCGTCTGCCTTTTAAGTGAAATATGTGATATCTGAATTTGTCCAATTTCTTTTGGTCTTACAAAACAGTAATACAACATGTAGCATGATAGCAGGTAATGTTTATTTGTTTTTTCAACATGTATTTTTATCCTCTTCATGTCAACATCAGGTATTACACTTCTGCTCTTTTTTATAGACTTTTTACCATAACTTATAAAACCATCTGTTGGTCTTACTTTTAAATATTGATTTTGAATTAACCAGGAAGAAAAAACTTTCATCCATCTTAGATAGTTATCTCTGGTTTGCGGCTTACTTTCTCTTTCAAGATAAATATGTTCAAGCATCATTCTAACGAATGATTGGTCAAACTGATAGATATATACAGCTTTGTTTGAACGGCTGTTATTCCATGATTCAACATTTTTTAGATAAGAAATGTATGTGTCATAAGTATCTTTTCTGTAGATATCATCTGCAAACATTTTGTCTAAGTAACGCCTGTAATGTTCAAATACACTTTCAAGAGTATGGTATGCTCTGCTGTTGTCAGCCTCTATCCATGGATTCCAACCGTTCACAAGCTGAGTATTAAGCCTTTTAATTAGTTCCCCGGCATATTTTCTGCGCTCACCAGTTTTTTTAATGAAATTTAGTTTGATCCTTTTTCTACGCATTTTATTTTGCGACGGATCATATGCATAAAAACCCACATACCAGTCTTTGCCGGTATATAATTGTGGCGGTGTGTACGAAATAATGGGTAATACGGATGTTTTTCCTACTTGGCTAAACATAATTTTTTTTTACCTCTCAGACTTTATCAGACTGAAACGTAAAATAAATTAATCTCTGTTGTCCCGATACTGTCCCGGCTAGTCATTGCGACAATGTCTCAACATCTATGCCAGTACAGGTTTCGGACTTTCTCTGTCGGGATGAGAAGATTCGAACTTCCGACCCCACGCCCCCCAGACGCGTACTCGAGCACTTTATGTGTCGTTTAATCAGTTCATTGAATGTGTGTAGTGTTTTATTTGCAGAAAATTTGCATGCTGGTGCTATGTTTCAGGACTCTTCTCACATTTCCCGCATGCCTACCTCCCGCGAAATCCTTAAACTTTAATATCCATTCTTCCGTAACATTTTCCGTGTGAATGCACACGTCGAACTGGGCCACCTGATCTTCCGTGTTCAGGTAGCTTAATATTGCCTTGTCTGTTTTATGTAGACCGGCATATTGCTTGAGTGATTCAACGAGTAGCATAATATTTTAATTCTCTCTTAATCCTAAAACGAATGAATTGAGAAGACCCCAGTAAACACCTATTACGAGGCTGTTTTGCATTAGTGCAAAAATAATCTCTTTCAATCCAGACGAAATATTGATAGTCCATGCCAGTCTACAGGCAGAAAATGTAAAGAACCCTATTATGAGAATATTGATTATAATCTCTATTAGATGTCCTGTGTGCAACCGATTTCCGACAACTGATAATAAGCCAGGCAGCAAGCCTACAAGCGGAATGGCAAATCCACCTAAAACAAGAAATATAATAATCATCCAAAACCAACTAAGCCCCATAATAAACGGAGTCAACCAATAAAATATAAGCCAAGTTAGATAACAAGCTACGACGCACAGTGCAATAAATAGAACTGATTTGATAAATTTCATACTATATCATTTTACCATAAAAAAACACATGAGATATTTCTAATATATCCTCTTTAAATATCTTAAACTCCTTAAAGTTAGGAGAGACACACCATAAAATGTTTTTATCGCCTTCATCCACCCTAAGTCTTTTCAGCATTCGTTCATCTCTTGTCAATATGTAGTACACCTTCTCTGTATCTACTCTCTCCCATGAATTAAGCTTAACCACGCCGATGTATTGTCCGGCATAAATCAACGGCTCGAAACTACATCCGACGACCGGGAAAAAAGTAACACCCGGCATCGTGGTGTACGCATAACCATCAGGCTTCTCCTCTCTAATGGCGGCCAACCCGTGAAGCCCTGCGCTTACCGGGTATGATTCATATATGGGTGCTCTGTATAATCTCCCGACCTGCTTCGGCAAATCTTCGGGAACGAAAATTTTAACGGCGTTTTCAGCTTTAAAGCGCTCGCCGTTGCCAGTAATAAGCCAGCCTGAATTTGTGTTTGGGAATGTATTTACAATCTTTGTTACAAATTCAAGATTCGGCTTTCTTTCTCCATTCAGGTAATAGCTTACCGTTCGCTGCCCCATGCCAATTCTCTTGTACAAATCCTTTTCGGGAATTTCAAGGTCTTTAATTAACAACTTAACTCTTTCTACGATAGATTCCATACAGCTTGATATTATCAGAACATTTGTTCTATATTTATATTGGTTTATTATATCCTGATATCTGCCCTAGCTGCAATTCGTGAAATACTGCAAAGCAGCCAAGCCACACATTGCTAATGATTTGCAAGAACTTTAATTTAGAATGAATCTAAATAGGCCAAATGTTCTAAATTTTAACAGATTGATAGATTAAATTTAGACCAAATGTTCTATATTTGCAGTGTCATTGTTTATGTCATTGACGACAGTACAAAACTTAACAGAACAACAAATATACTAAATATGTCAACACGAAAACCAAAAATCGAAAAAATTGCTTCCCCGGCAGCAACTTTGCGCGGGATGAGAAGAGGAATGGCGATGATGGTCCCAAACAGGGACATAAAAGCCTCTTCATTAAGAGCTGCGGCATCCCGGCTTAGAAAGTACGGGTATGCATTTACTGTGAATGAAAAAGGATTCATAAATGAAGCGCAGGTAATCTGCACTAAATCCCCAAGATCATGAATGAACTAGTCTTCAAATCAGAAAAAGGGAATCCGGTAACGACAAGCTTGCTTGTTGCGGAAAAGTTTGGGAAGAACCATTCTCATGTGTTGAGGGATATTGAAAACCTCTCATGTTCAGAAGAATTTAGAGCGTCCAATTTTGGATTGTCCTCTTACGTGAGCATGCAAAACAAGGAGTTACCCATGTACATCATGACTAAAGACGGGTTCTCATTCCTGGTCATGGGGTACACAGGCGAGGCGGCTGGAAAATTCAAAGAGGACTACATTAATGCCTTCAACAGAATGCAGCAATCCATTAATCTGATAGACTTCTCTAACCCTGATACTGTATTGCAGTTGGCTCAAAATTGGAAAGATGAACAGGTGCGAAGAATT